GCCGAAAGAATTTGAGATAACGCAATACATTGACTATGATACACAGTTTGAGAAAACTTTCTTAGATCCGATTAAGATTATTCTTGACGCAATGGGCTGGAACGCTGAGAAACAAAACAACTTGGAGGATTTTTTTGCTTGACAAAAAAATAAAATCTTTGGTATTATATAAACATGATGAACGAAGGAGTGAATGAAATGTCAACAGATCTGAGTATGCTTTTTGAAAACAATGGTGGACCTATCAGCCCTATCCAACGCAGGGTTGATCCTTGGGCTGGAACTCTGTTTGAAAATTACGTTTTTCTGAATAACGTTCAGAAGGGTAACTTCGGAGAAGAGGTAGTATCTGCGTATTTTGAAAAGATTCTGGGTATTAGGGTTAACCCCCGTGAGAATGCCGGCCATGACTGTATCATCGGTAATAAGAAGGTTGAGATTAAGTTTAGTCTTGCCCAACAGTTACCGAACAACGGAAATATGACGAAGCATAACCAGTTTATGATGAATCACGTATCTGTTGGAAAGGATTGGGACCGATTAGTATTCTTTGGTATTAACATGAACAATGAAAATGTTTATTTTTGGTTCACTAAGGAAGATTTTACCAATCGTTATCGCGAGTTAGAGCTTTTCAGCCTCCAACAGGGCGGCAAGAAGGTTGATAATGACGATTTGATGTGTTCCAAGATTGCGCGGACGCCACGTTCTCGGTCAGGATATTTTCTTGTGGACCAGGATTGGGTTTACCCAATGGAATCTTGGTAACAATTAATAAGAGGATAAGTTGAATGGAAAAAACAATTTTACATAATGGAAATTGTTTGGATGTTCTTAAAACAATGGAGGAAAATAGTGTAGATAGTATTGTCACTGATCCACCTTATGGCATTAACTTCATGGGTAAGAAGTGGGATTATGACGTTCCATCAGTAGAAATTTGGCAAGAGTGTTTGCGTGTTCTAAAACCCGGTGGATATCTACTCGCATTCTCAGGAACACGAACGCAACACCGTATGGCAGTTCGTATCGAAGATGCTGGATTTGAAATTCGTGATATGATTGCGTGGGTGTATGGGAGTGGTTTTCCGAAGTCTCATAATGTCAGTAAAGCGATTGATAAAACTGCAAAAGACGATTCTAAGAAATGGGAAGGTTGGGGTACAGCACTTAAACCTGCCCTAGAGCCAATCACTGTTGCTCGTAAACCATTAGAAGAAAAGACTGTCGCTGAGAATGTCTTGAAGTATGGCACTGGCGCTATCAATATTGATGAGAGTAGAGTTGGTAAAGGTGCTAAAAAATGGAACAAACCTAAAGGCGGAATATGGAAAACCGAATCAGAAATCAAGGCTGTTCTTATAGATAATCCTCTGGGTCGTTTTCCCGCCAATCTTATTCACGATGGATCTGATGAAGTGACGGAATTATTTCCATCTGATAAAAATTCCGTTGCACGGTTCTTTTATGTACCCAAAGCATCAAAGAAAGATCGCAATGACGGATTAGAATCCTTTGAGGAAAAGACAACGGCATCAGCAGAGTTTAGACCAAATCATATGGAGAAAGCAGAGAACGGTGAAGACGGCAGTCCATATAGTTGTTGGACACCAACAAAGAACAATCATCCTACAGTCAAGCCAACTGACTTGATGCGTTATCTTGTCAATATGGTTACGCCAAAGGGTGGCACAACTCTTGATCCGTTTATGGGTAGTGGGTCAACAGGACGTGGAGCGATGATTGGAGACTTCAACTTCATAGGCATTGAACTTGACTCAGACTATTATGAAATCGCAAAGGCAAGAATAGAAGCAACCAAAAAAGAAGAATCTTTATCTTTAGAAAAATTTGTTGGAGAGACTAATGGCTAATAAAAACATATGGGACGATATGGATATGACCGGATGGACTTCTGGTCTTACAGCCGTTGATGAGGACACATATCGTAAGAAGGTCATTGAAGAAGAAGACTTGGTTAGAGCAGATAAACCCGCTCTTGCTGCTAAAGATGATTTGACATCTCTTGAACAAAGACTTGAAAGAAAGTTAGATAGTTTAAGAAATATGGAAAAAAAAGTTGACACATTACTTAGTTTGATATATGATAATGATGCCATCGTAGAAGAACGAAAGCAACTAGCAGATAGTGTTGCCAATCAGAAAGTAAATGAGATGGCAAAGATTGTTATGCCGCTGCTTTCAAGTTTGTATAGGACACAAAACCAGGAGTATATCCATTGGCCTGGTCGTGGTCCTATCATTGAAAAACAAATGGAAAAAGTTGAAGCCATTATAAATGGATCTTTTTTTGAGGAGAAATAATGTCTGATTTTTTTAAGCAAATCGTGAAGGAACTCAACGATGAAAACACTCATCTTTTATCCGATGGTGGTAATTCTTCTGAGTTTTCTGGGTGGGTTGATACTGGGTGTTTCATTCTTAATGCTCTTATCAGTGGCAGTCTTTACGGCGGTGTGTCAAATAACAAAATTACTGCTCTCGCTGGTGAAGAAGCAACAGGAAAGACTTTCTTTGCTCTAGGAATGGTCAATAACTTTTTACAACAAAACGATCACGCCGGTGTAATCTATTATGATACTGAAGCAGCAGTAACACAGGAGATGATGTCTACTCGTGGTATTGACATTCATCGTATTGTTGTATCTGAACCACAAACAATTCAGCAGTTTCGACATAATGCGTTACAAGTTTTAGAAAGATACACAGAACACAAAAATAATAGACCACCAATGATGATGGTTCTTGATTCTCTCGGTCAACTATCTACAACAAAAGAAATGGAAGATAGTACCGAAGGTAAAGAAACTCGGGATATGACCAAGGCGCAAGTAATTAAGGCTGCGTTTCGTACTCTAGGTCTACGTTTATCTAAAGCGCAGGTTCCGATGATTATTACAAACCATACATATGATGCAGTTGGTTCTTATATACCAACGAAAGTAATGTCTGGCGGTTCTGGTCTAAAGTATACCGCTTCTACAATTCTTTTTCTTTCAAAGAAAAGAGATAAAGATACTGAAAAGGATGAGGGTAATCTAATCAAAGTTAGCACACAAAAGTCACGTTTTACCAAACCAAATAAGACGATTGAAGTACGTCTAAACTATACGACTGGTTTGGATCGTTATTATGGTCTTCTTGACCTTGCCGAGAAGTACGATGTTATCAAGAAGGTATCAACTCGTTATGAGTTTCCTGATGGATCTAAACATTTTGCTAAAGCAATTAATACAGACCCTGAGAAGTTTTTTACAGAAGATGTCATGGAAAGACTAGAACAGGCTGCTGCAAAGGAATTCAAATATGGAGAAGAAAGAGAACTTTTTGGCGGTTATGGAAAAACAGATCAAAGCGAGACGGACGATGCCGAAGATTGATTTTGAAGAATTTTCACAGTATGATGATACCTATGAAATAGCAGATAATCTATATGATGGTAAATCAACCGTACCTATTAAGTTGACAGACGAACGATATAATGGTACAATCATTAGATACAATACAATATCTGTAAAAGAAATCGATGAAAAAGACGAAGCAACTTTGAAATTTGATTTTGATTTCGTAGAAAATCCACACGAATTGACTGAAAATAATATTCATTTCAATAATCATCTTGGTGGAATTTTAGTACATATTATCATCACTGCTTTGAATGAAAAGGAAGAAAATGAGGCTGGAAACACAGATACTGAGTCATCTCATTCACAACGAGAATTATTCGAGGAAAGTTCTTCCATTTCTTAAAGATGAGTATTTCAACGATTTTACAGAAAAAACTCTGTATCGATATATCAAGAAACACGTTGAAGAATACAACACTCTACCGACTGTAGAGATTCTTGGTATCACACTTGACAACGACGATGTAGACGAAAACGACTTTGAGCCATGTATCAAATATCTTTCTCAACTCACAGATCGTGAGATTGATGAACAGTGGCTGACTGACAGGACAGAAGAGTTCTGTCAGCAACGTGCTATTCATAATGCTATCATGAAATCCATTCAAATCATGGATGGTAAAGAGAAGGAGACAAAGGGTGCGATTCCAGAAATTCTTTCTAAAGCTCTCTCTGTCAGTTTTGATAATCACATTGGACATGATTGGTTAGAAGACTTCTCCGATCGTTATGACTTCTATCATAAAATAGAAAATCGTATCGCGTTTGATCTAGACTATCTTAATAGCATCACCAAAGGTGGGCTTCCACAGAAAACTTTAACTTGTATTCTGGCTGGCACTGGTGTCGGAAAATCTCTTGCTATGTGTCACTTTGCTGCTGCTAATTTGATGGATAATCGTAAGGTTCTCTATATCACAATGGAGATGGCAGAAGAACGGATTGCCGAACGCATCGACGCTAATCTTCTAGATGTACCATTGAAAGAACTAGAAGAACTACCTAAAGCATCATATATGAAGAAAGTTGATAAAGTCAGAGATAAGACAGAGGGTAGATTGATTATCAAAGAATATCCTACTGCAACTGCTGGTGTTGGGCATTTTAGACATCTACTAAATGAACTTCGTTTGAAAAGAAACTTTGTTCCAGATATCATGTATGTTGATTATCTCAATATCTGTGCTTCTATGCGATTGAGGTATGGTGCTAATGTCAACAGTTACACTTACATCAAAGCAATCGCTGAAGAGATGAGAGGATTGGCTGTTGAGAAAAACATTCCAATCGTCACCGCAACTCAAACTACACGGTCTGGTTATACAAACTCCGATCCTGGACTCGAAGATACATCCGAGTCTTTTGGTCTACCTGCTACCGTCGATTTGATGTTTGCTTTGGTGACTAGCGAAGAGTTAGAAAATCTCAATCAGATTATGGTCAAACAGTTGAAGAATCGTTTCAACGATCCAACAGATAAAAAAAGATTTGTTGTAGGGGTTGACAGAGGTAAGATGAGATTATATGATGTAGAACAATCAGCACAGGAGGAAATAATTGATGATCGACCGATAATGGATAACACTGACTTTGGTGACAGATACGAAAACGATTTCAAGAAAAAATTCGCAGCATTGAGGTGAAAGATGTATATTTTTGAAGGATATCCGATTGAAGATGGAAAGAAACCACATTATGGAATTCGTGAATTTGATGGTATCATTAACGAAGAGAGGGTTATTGCATTGGGTAACGATGAAAAAAGATTGAAAAAGATTTTTCGGAATCTAAAACGAGGTGGTGGATTTGATACTATGACACCAAAATTTTTTGGATATGTAAAAATTTGTCTTGACAAAAAAACCTGTTTATAGTATTATAAAATGATATATATATCTAAAGGAGAATTTACCATGTACGATGCAGTTCTCAAAGAGATAAGAGAAGCTTTAAAACGGGGAGGAGACGATTTTGATATCATTGAACGTGCTTCAATTCGTTCTCAAACACCTCGTATGAAGATTAAGGCTATCTATGATCGTATTAAAGTAGATGATCAACGTGAGGCATCCTAATCCACACTCCCGCCATATGGATGCCTCAAGGTGCCCGACTGGATTTTTTTCTGGTCGGGCACATTTTTTTGTTGACAAAAAATAAAATCTCTGGTAGGATATAAACATGATGAACGAGAGAGCGAATCAAATGTATCAGATCGATATGACCACTCTTGAAGCTAAGTTTGCTTTGTTCAATGCGATTCATTTCGGTGGTGAATTAGAAGTAGACGAGTTTTGGATTGATGATTCGGACGACGATTTTTGCGGCGTTGATGACGTAGATGGTGTGATTGTCATCGGTATGTGTAAGGAATATGATGACGAATTTCAGTTCGATTGTCTCCTCGCCCATGAAATGACTCATATTTGGCAGATTCAGAATGGTTATGATGGTGGACATGATGGTGAATTTCTGGTTGTCGCTAAACGGCTCGAAAAAAGCGGTCTTTATATCATCTAACGAAGGAGTGAATGAGATGACTACTTTTGATTTTGGCAACGGCCTGGTCTCCGCCCACCAACATCCTAACGGTGGTGGATGGGTCGCTGATACCGCCACTGTTTCTGAGACCGCCTATGTTGGGCCTAACGCTTGGGTGTCTGATGACGCTGTGGTGTCTGGTAACGCTCGGGTGACTGGTAACGCTAAGGTGTATGGTTACGCTGAGGTGTCTGATAATGCTGTGGTGTCTGGTCGCGTTGTGGTGTCTGGTCGCGCTATGGTGTCTGGTTACGCTGTGGTGACTGGTTACGCTAAGGTGTCTGGTCGCGCTGTGGTGTCTGATGACGCTGTGGTGTTTGATAACGCTCGGGTGTTTGGTAACGCTTGATAATGGATGAAGGAGTGAATGAAATGCTACAAGTTAATGATACAGTTGTTCTTACAGCCAAGACACGCCATGGTAAAAACCGTATTCAGCAACATGGTGACCGTTGGCTTGTCGAAGAAGTGCGTGGTCCTAGTATGATGTTGCGTAGTGAAAATAAAACATTTAAACTGGGCGACAAATTTATACATGATGGTCGTTGGGTAGAATTACAAAATGACCCAAACTTTGACTGGGTAAAAGGAGTCTAAAATGAACGATATTAATGAAATGACTACTTTTGATTTTGGCAACGGCCCAGTTCCTGCCCATCAGCATTCTAATGGCGGCGGATGGGTCGCTGATACCGCCACTGTTTCTGAGACCGCCTATGTTGGGACTAACGCTTGGGTGTCTGATAATGCTGTGGTGTCTGGTCGCGCTGTGGTGTTTGGTAACGCTGTGGTGACTGGTCGCGCTGAGGTGTCTGGTCGCGCTGTGGTGACTGGTGACGCTGTGGTGACTGATTACGCTAAGGTGTCTGGTGACGCTTGGGTGTCTGGTGACGCTAGGGTGTCTGGTTACGTTGTGATGACTGGTCGCGCTGTGGTGACTGGTGACGCTAGGGTGTCTGATAATGCTGTGGTGTCTGGTCGCGCTCTGGTGTTTGATAATGCTGTGGTGTCTGGTCGCGCTGTGGTGTCTGGTTACGCTGTGGTGTCTGGTAACGCTAAGGTGTTTGATAATGGATGAAGGAAAAGTCTAGATGCTGAAGATGCGAAAAAAGTTGTTGACAAAAATTAATTTTTTGTTATGATATAAACATGATGAACGAAGGAGTGAATGAGATGACTACTTTTGATTTTGGCAACGGCCCAGTTCCTGCCCACCGGCATCCTAACGGTGGTGGATGGGTTGCGGATACCGCCACTGTTTCTGAGACCGCCTATGTTGGGCCTGACGCTTGGGTGTCTGAAGGCGCTGTGGTGTCTGGTAACGCTAAGGTGACTGGTCACGCTGCGGTGTTTGGTCACGCTATGGTGTCTGGTGATGCTAGGGTGTCCGGTAACGCTGTGGTGTATGATAACGCTAGGGTGTCTGATTGCGCTGTGGTGACTGGATGGGTTGTGGTGTTTGATAACGCTGAGGTGTCTGGTAACGCTAGGGTGTCTGATGACGCTTGGGTGTCTGGTGACGCTGTGGTGACTGGTCACGCTAAGGTGTATGATTACGCTGAGGTGTCCGGTAACGCTGAGGTGTCCGGTAACGCTGAGGTGTCTGGTAACGCTAAGGTGTTTGATAATGGATGAAGGAAAAGTCTAGATGCTGAAGATGCGAAAAAAGTTGTTGACTAAAATTAATTCTTTTGTTATGATATAAACATGATGAACGAAGGAGTGAATGACATGACTAAGAACGAGATCAAGACTGCTCTCCGTGGGTATCTCGACCACATCGTAGATGATTACGAAATCTGTCAGAATGTTGGTCGAAACGGTAGGACCGAAATACAGGCTAAGATGCTTGAAGATTTCATCCGCGGCCTAGACTTCAAGATGGGTAAGAAGTATGTAAAGGTTGTCAAGAAGGGAAGTGTCCACAGTTTCATCGTAAACTCTTACGATGATCCAAAATTCAAATTTGGAGACATTCTCAAGGCGGCTAGTTATAGTGCACCGGCTAAGAATTTTGCTCGTGGAAATATCTTCGAAGGAAAGTTTGATAGGATTTCTTGGACGGGGGCGTCGTAATTTTTCTCTTGACAAAAATTAATTCTTTTGTTATGATATAAACATGATGAACGAAGGAGTGAATGAAATGTCTCTAGTAGGTCATAGTATCGGTGAATTGACCAGTGACAAGTTTTCTAAAATGCGGAAGACTCGGATTGGCGAATCTGGCGCTAAGTATGTTGTCTGGTTTGAGTTGGCTGAGACTGGTAATCTGGTTGAGTTGGATACCGACTCGGTGGAACATTCCAAGACTCTGATTTATGCTTGGTTGGGTAACGATACTGATATGCGGTTTCTTACTGCTTCGTATCGGAAGGTCAAGACTGATGGTAGTCTTGGGAAGTGTGAAGAGATTATCGACAAGGATTTCGATTATCTTGACTGAGATTTGTGAGGATGAGATGCGTAACTACATCGCGAAAGATTTACGGACTCCAAAGTACCGTAAACGTGTAGTGTCTTCCAAAAAACACTACAGCCGTAAACTCAAACATAAAGGTGAGTTATCATGAACTCAATTGTGTCGTTTGTAGTAGGTTGTATCGTTGGATACGTTGTAGCGACTAATCCTGAAATAGCAAATCACGCTGGTGATTTGCTTCAATCTGCTGGAACTCTAGTGAAGGGAAATATCCAATGAAGTACGTAGTGAAGTTGAAGTACAATGGAACTGACAATCGTATCTTTGACAATCCGAAGGATGCAGTTGATTGTTATCAGAAGCATTTGAAGGATCTTGATATGCCCTCTTTGTGGGGTAGTCTTGAAAGCAAGATTGAAGAGATGCAATGGATCGAAAAGTTGCAAATCATTGAAAATAAGTGTTGACAAAAATACCAACCTTTGTTATGATAACTATACTGAATGAAACGAGCTAACAAGGAGAGTTTAGTTATGGGTTATGAAGAGTTGTCCAGTGTCACTATCAAACCAATCAGTGATCTTTTTGGTTCACATAAGACTGGTGAGTTGATGGATATCAACGTTGAAACGATCACCAAGGTTCTTGGGTTCGCTCCGAATTTTGCTGATGACCCATACAAGGTAGAAAATTCCTGGGCATTTGAGTACAAAGGTCACCGTTGTGCTATCTGGGACTATAAAGGTTCCCATCTTGATGGTCAGTTCTCTACCTTTGGTCCCAATGAAGTTTTTAAAGAACTGTTTGAGGCTCACTATGTGTGATGTTGTCTACATCAGAAAAAAAATTCTTCTAAATTGATTTTTGGTGTTGACAAAAATACCAAACTTTGGTATTATAACTATATTGAATGAAACGAGCTAACAAGGAGATACATCATGGCTCATATGGTTGAAACGATGGCTTACGCTGGTGAAGTTCCGTGGCATGGTCTGGGTAAGAAGGTTCTTCCCGATCTGACTCCAGAACAAATGCTTTACGAAGCTGGTCTTGACTGGACCGTAGAGAAGATTCCGGCGTTTGCTGAAGTCAATGGCGAAAAGGTCGCTGTTGGTAAGTCTGCTCTGGTTCGTTCCAGCGACAACAAGGTTCTTGATGTCGTTGGTGACGATTGGTGTGAGACCCAGAACGCCGAAGCGTTTGGTTTCTTCGCCGATTTCGTTGGTGAAGGTAACATGGAGATGCATACTGCTGGTTCACTTCGTGGTGGTCAGATGGTGTGGGCTCTTGCTAAGGTAAAGGATGAGTCGTTTGAACTGTTTGGTAAGGATCGTGTTGATTCTTATCTGTTGTTCTCTAACCCTCACATGTATGGTAAGAGCATTGATGTTCGGTTCACTCCGATTCGAGTGGTCTGTAACAACACTCTAACCCTTTCTCTTGGTTCTAATACTAAGAATGGTGTCAAGGTTTCCCATCGGACTCAATTCAATGCTGAAGAAGTTAAGGAAACGATGGGTATCGCCTCGTTCAAGTTGACCGAGTATAAGAAGCAGGCTGAGTTTATCGCTTCCAAGCGGTTCACTGAAGAGTCTAAGGTAGAATACCTTGAGCGTCTGTTTCCTGTTCTTGGTGAAGCCAAGCGTAAGGAACGGTCGAAGTCTGCTACCGCGGTCCTAGACATCCTTGACACTCAGCCTGGCGCTGAGATGGGTGAAGGAACGTTCTGGCAGTTGTACAACGGTGTTACCTACCATGTTGACCATCAGATGGGTCGTAACTCAGACAATCGGATGAACTCCGCTTGGTTCGGTAGTGGTGTCAAGAAGAAGCAAGAGGCTCTCGCTCTTGCTGTTGAGATGGCATGAGTAACGGGTTTTCAGAGGGAGAGTTCTATCGGACTCTCCCCCAACTCGTCACTGTAAGAGAGTCTGAAGA